TAAATACTGGATTGGATCAACTACATTTAAATGTACCTATAATTGATGAAAATGGCAATCCAGTGAAATCCACGGAAATACCAAATGAAGATGGTTATGTACAAATTGATTTAATGATTGGTGATTTAAATTTCATGATTAAATCTTTATCTGGTGCTCCCGATTCAAAGTATAAGGCCGCATTAAGAAACATTTTATTAATGAATATTATGTCTAATAGTTATGAATCCACCGAAGATCCAAATAAGATGAAGAGATATCAAATGAATTGGAAAAAGGGTCTTCAAAGTGTGGATGTTATAACAAATGAAAAGGGTAAACAGGAAAAACAAAATATAAAAACTGTTTATACCGACATGGATGATGTTGCTGAATTTTTATTTGGCGATAATGTAACATTTAATGACATTAACACTTTAGAAAAACTAATTAAATTAGTGAAAGGTAATACTTTTCGTTATAAAAATAAAAGAACTGAAATCTTGGATGATTTCAAAAAGGAATTGGAAAGATTAAAAGTAAAGTTATGAAAAGAGCAACAGGAAAAAGCAATCTTAATATCGTTAGAGATTATGTTGATGGAAACCGTCCATTTATTCAAGTGGGATATGATCCAAATTTAAATAATAGTACAAGAAAAGAAGGTGAAGAATGGGAAGATGGACAAGGTAATAAATGGATTTGGAAAAACAATACCAAAAGAAAAGTATCTAAATGTGGTCAAATAAAAATTGATCAAAGATGTAGCATTTGTAATGCGGATATGAAATTTGGTAATTATTTAGACGATAGATTTTATCCTAAAACAGGTAAATGTTATGATTGTACTATTTCATTTGACACCAAATTAAAAGTATTGGGTGTATATGCAGACTATGAACGATATAAAATCTATAATAGTATGCTTTCTGAAATGAAAGATTTTAAGAAAAATATCACTGATAGTATTGAATACTTAGAAAAAAATACGAACGAAAAATTACAATTTTTCAATGATGATGGAAGTAGTGAATTTTGGACGGATGATACTAATCAAATGGTTAAAGTTTTATCTGATTTGAAAAACGATTTAAAAGATGTTGATGAAAACATCGCAAAAGCCAATGAAGAATTGACGAAATTAAATTATAATCCAGAAACCGAGAAACAAGCAAAACAAATGGTTTTGGATGGATTAAATCAATGAGTACACAAAAAACACTTAAGGAAGTAATTAAAGAGGAATATAAGAAATGTCTTGTAGATCCAATTTATTTCATGAAGAAATATGTTAAGATTCAACATCCTATTCGTGGAACTGTAAACTTTGATTTGTATGACTTTCAAGAAAAGACTTTAACGGATTTAGTAAATCATGATTTTAATATTATATTAAAATCTAGACAAATGGGTATTAGTACATTAACCGCAGCATATAGTTTGTGGTTAATGGTATTTCACAAGGATAAAAATGTTCTTTGTATTAGTATTAACCAAGAAACATCAAAAGAAATTGTTACCCGTGTTCGTTTTGCGAATGACAATCTTCCATCTTGGTTGAAAGTAAAAGAACAAGAAGATAATAGATTGAGTTTAAGGTTAACAAATGGTTCACAGATTAAAGCCGTATCATCTGCTGGTACATCAGGTCGTTCTTCTGCATTGTCATTGTTGATTATTGACGAAGCCGCATTCATTGATAACATTGCAGAAATATGGTTGTCTGCTCAATATACATTAAGTACGGGTGGTAGAGCTATTATGTTAAGTACACCAAACGGTGTTGGTAATTTCTTTCATCAAACATGGATAAAAGCAGAAGCGAAGGAAAATGAATTTAATACAATTAGACTTCCGTGGAATTTACATCCAGAAAGAGATCAAACTTGGAGAGATAAACAAACAGAATTGTCCGGTGTTAAAGGTGCGGCTCAAGAATGTGATTGTGACTTTGCAACTACTGGTAATGGAATTGTTGATGCGGTTACTATTGATTTTTACAAGCAAAGTAAAGTTAAAGATCCAATAGAAATGAGAGGAATTGATCATGGATATTGGATATGGGAATATCCTGATTATAGTAGAAATTATATAGTTAGTGCAGACGTTGCTAGAGGTGACGGTGGTGATTATAGTGCATTTCAAGTAATAGATGTGGAATCATTAACACAAGTTGCTGAATATAAAGGGTTGATAGGAACCAAAGAGTATGGTAATATGTTGGTTACGGTTGCTACAGATTATAACAATGCTTTACTTATAGTTGAAAATGCGAATATTGGTTGGGCAGTATTACAACAAATAATAGATAGACAATATCCAAATACGTTCTATAGTAGTGCAGACTTACAATATGTAGATGTTGAACGACAATTGACTAATAAAATTAACAGAGATGAAAAGAAGATGATTCCTGGATTTACTAATAGTCAAAAGACTAGACCATTATTGATATCAAAGTTAGAAACTTATTTTAGAGAAAGGTCTGTAGAAGTAAGATCTATTAGATTTATGGATGAATTGGCAGTGTTTATCTGGGACGGTAATAAAGTAGCAGCGATGAAAGGTTATAATGATGATTTGGTAATGGCAATGAGTATTGGTTTATGGGTAAGAGATACTGCATTAAAACTAAGACAACAAAGTATGGAATTAAATAGATCAATGTTGGGTGGTATTACAAAAATTGGTGGATCTCAAAATGTTTATAAATCTCAAACTGTTAGTAGTCAAGAAGCATGGCAAATGAAAACAGGAAAAACTACAGATAAAAAAGAAGACCTAACTTGGTTATTGTAACATATTTATATATATAAAACTATGGCAAACGAAGAATTTCAAATTTTAAAACAAAGATCTTTATATTCAAAGTTAAAGAGACTTTTTTCAACCGATGCGGTAATTCGTAATATTGGTGGCAAGAAGTTAAAGGTGGTAGATACAGATGAAGTGATGTATGCTACTGACCGCAATACACTTAGAGATCGTTTTAACAGAGTTAGAACATCTTCATATAATCAATATAGTAGAGACTTTACATTAAGTTATCAAGCTGCTCGTATTGAATTATTCCGTGATTACGACACGATGGATATGGACCCGATTATATCATCTGCGTTGGATATTTATGCGGATGAATGTGTAACCAAAAATGAATTGGGTGAAATTCTTATAATTCATTCAAGTAATGATAACATCAAACAAATTCTTTATAATTTGTTTTATGACATTCTTAATATTGAATTTAATATGTGGAGTTGGACTAGAAATCTTGTAAAGTACGGTGATTTCTATTTAAAAATGTATATTAGTCCAGAATATGGCGTATACATGGTAGAACCTATTAGTGCATATAATGTTACCCGTGTAGAAAATAGTGATTTAACAAACAAGAACTATGTTAAGTTCCAAATCAATTTGCCAGAAGGTGGAAGATTGGAAGAATTAGAAAATTATCAAGTTGCTCATTTTAGAATGTTAAGTGACAGTAATTTTATTCCATACGGTAAGAGTATTATTGAAGGTGGTAGAAGAGTATGGAAACAATTATCATTGATGGAAGACGCAATGTTAATTCATCGTGTAATGCGTGCTCCTGAAAAGAGAATTTTCAAGGTTGATGTTGGTAATATTCCACCAGGTGAAGTGGATCAATATATGCAAAAGTTGATGGATAAGATGAAAAAGGTTCCATATATTGATGAAAAAACTGGTGATTATAATTTAAGATTTAATCTACAAAACATGGTAGAAGACTTTTATCTACCAGTTCGTGGTAGTGATAGTGGTACTAGCATTGAACCATTGAGTGGTATGGAATTCAATGGTATTGACGACATTGAATATCTTCGTAATAAGATGTTAGCAGCATTAAAGATTCCCAAGGCATTTTTGGGTTACGAAGAAGATTTAAGTGGTAAAGCAACACTTGCAAGTGAAGATATAAGATTTGCTAAGACTGTTAATAGAGTACAAAGAATTTTGATTAGTGAATTGAATAAGATTGCAATGGTGCATTTGTATTCACAAGGATATAAAGATTCATCGTTGGTTGATTTTACATTAGAATTGACAAATCCATCTGTAATTTTTGAAAAAGAAAAGATTGGTATTTGGCAAGATAAAGTGAATCTTTCTAAAGATATGATGGAAACCAAATTATTTAGTAAGAAGTGGATATACGAAAATGTATTTAAGATTTCCGAGGAAGATTATGATGTACAAAAGAACGATTTAGTAGAAGATGCAAAACAATCTTATAGATTTAAACAAATCGAAGAAGAAGGTATCGATCCAGCCAAACCATTCAATAAAATCAAATCGGAAGAAGGTGACGGAGAATCAGGTGGTGGTGAAATGGGAAGTGAACCCGATGCAGGTGGTGGTCCAGAAAGTCCAGCTGCTGGTGGAGCTGGTGGAGCTGGTGGTGGAGAAGCTGGTGATGCACCAGACGCTGGTGGTGGAGAAGCTCCTGCTCTTACAGAAAAATCATTTAGATCATATAAAAGACCTTCACAAAAAGGTTCACATAAAAAAAGAAAAGATAATACATTTGGATATGATCCATTAGGAAGCAAAGAAAATGTATCAAAATCACAAACAGATCCATTAAGACAAGGATCTAAGTCTAAATCGGTATTGAGTTTAGAAGGATTAAGTGACTTTTTGAAACCTACTTCTCAAATTAAATCGGAATTATTACACGAAACAAAAAGTCTATCATTGTTAGACGAAAAAAACATTATTGAATAATGATTGTAAATAGTATATTAAAAATGATTTTTACTATAAATCTAATATATTTATAAAATAACGAATATTAAATTATATGCACAAAGCTAAGCATTCAAAGTTTAGAAATACAGGAATATTGTTTGAATTGCTCACTCGACAAGTGACTTCAGATATTTTATCGGGGAAAGACGAATCTTTTGCCAAGAACATTCTATTTAAATATTTTTCCGAAAATAAAGAATTAGGCAAAGAGCTACAACTGTATAACTTTTTGGTTAATGAAGTCGCTAAAGACGAAACACAAGCGGAAAAGTATATTGAAATTGTATTAAAACAAAGAGATAAATTAAATCAAAAATCATTAACATCCGAAAAATATAATTTAATCAAAGAAATTAAGGATGTTTATCCAATCAATGATTTATTTAAATCTAGTATTAAAAATTATAAAGTATTAGCTTCAATTTACAAAATTTTTGAAAATCATAGTGATAAAAATTCAAAGTTTGATGTAAAAGAAATTGTTTCTTCTAGAACCAGCATAGTTGAAAATTTATGTGGTACTAGAAAAGTAGTTAAAGAAACAGAAGATGAAATGATCAATGTTTATAAACAACAAAATGAAGAAGTTCGTCTTTTGAGTTATAAAATATTGATTGAGTCGTTGAATGAAAAGTATAAAGATTTGGATTCAAGTCAAAAAAATCTATTAAAAGAATATATTAATAGTATAAGCAATACAAATTCTTTGAAGAAATTAATTGATTCTGAAGTAACAAATGTCAAGAAACAATTATCTGAATTAACATCTAAAATTTCTGATGATGTTATCAAGATTAAGATTAATGAAACCGTAAAACAACTTGATAATGTTAATAAATTTAATCTCGTTAAAGATAATCAAGTTATGGTTTTATTGTTGTCATATGAATTGATAAAAGAAATCAAGAATCAACTTTAATATGAACAAAACAAAAGAAATTATTAAATCAGATGG